ATGACTCTTGTGTCAGATGCTGAAAACAATACACCACGTACCAAGTTCACGTCTGTTGCGGACCCGGTTGTAAAATAAGACCTGTTATCTGAAAACATTGGGAAACCGGCAACTTCAGTTCCGGTTACAGTGTGTCTGGCGTTCAAAAATTGAACAGTGTGGAGTTGTCTGTTGTCTGTGCCACCAACAGCTGAGCCACTAAGAACAAATCCAGCATTTACAACCGTACCCTTGGTTCTGGTTGCGTCAATGTTTGCTGAGGTTTCATTGGCGCCAGCACCAAGCGTTCTTACGAACGTGAGAGCAAAACGATTCTTGAGGAAAAGATTTACACCATAAGGAGCTGCCATTTTTGGATTTAGTGTTCCAAACTTGGTTTCGAAATCAGCAAAAGACCCAACCGTTACAGGAACAAAGGCTGGTCCTTTTACAGAAACACCAATTACGCCAGCAGGAATCCCAGCAGGAGCTTGGACCTCATTCGTGAGGTCAATCTCTCTGTCAAAAAAGCCTGGCGACTTGAAAATTTGCTCTGCCATGTATTTATACCTCTATATGGTATTTATTGTTTTGAACGTCCAAAAAACTACTAAATACGTATGTCTCAAGTTAATTAGAGGGTTTTACCTCAGATTCCTATTTTCCAGTAAGTAAAAACTCTTGCATGGTTTTTGCGTCAGATGCATAGAAAATGGTCTCGCCTTTTTTCCTGTTTTCTCCAAGGGTTTTAACGTACCTGATACTCTTCTTGCCTGTAAGTGGATTTATTTCCTCTTTCTTGAAAACAATTTTTTGGTCAGCGGGAGGTTTTTTTACCGTCTGTGGATTTTGATTTATGTCGTTCAAGACAAATTGTCCCGGGTTGGCTTCTGCCAGGGGAGGTATGGCAAATTGTCCTTCTGGCAATATATCTGTGGTTGTAGCCTCCTCAATCTCAAACATGACCCTTGGAGCACTAAGGTATCTCCTAACCGGAACTGGGTTGGCTGGACCATTTGGAGCCAAGACAAATCCCTTTATTCTCATATTGAAGGCATACCTAACAATTCTTTCCTGCCCTGAAAAGTCGTCAAAATTGTCTGAGGAGGTTAAACTGTCTTCCATGTAGGCAATAAACCAATATCCCTTGTCAGTCCCCAGTTTAAACATTTTGCCCTGGGGAAGGAAAGCTGACATCATGGTCTCAATCATGTAATTCATCTGTTCTTGGTAGTTTGTCCAAAAAACAACCTCATAATTGGCTGTAAAGAACTGGGGTTGTGGAATGGTAAACACCTCAAAAATATTGTTTCCAAGCTGTGGCTCTAAAAGGGCTCCTTTTTGGAAAGAAGTCTCATCCCTAAGACTTCCAACCTGAGAACTGTCCAAGGAGGTGGGAATGACGGGCACATTCCTGAGAAACATTTTGTTGATTATGGCTTGATAATCCTTGTCTTCTGGCGAAAGCCTTGTTTTTATTACAATATCTCCCGAGAACTGGTTCATTCCTCTGGAAGAGATATCCTCGTCGGTTTGTTCTATTGACTTCCTGCGTATAGAAATAGAAGGCAAGAGCAAGACTTGGTTTTTATCCCTTGGTGGACGGAGTTTCTTGGCAAGGGCAAACCTTTCACCTGTGGCAAAGATAACCCTTGGTTTCTTAAGGTAAATTCCCTCTTGGCCTCCGCCGTAGTCTTGAATGGAAAACTTTATTGTCTTGTCAAAAAGACCGTGTAAGGCTCTATCACAGTCTTCTATTCCACATGGAGGAATGGTTAATGTTGTCGAGACTGCGCCCCCATCATTTCCATATCCTGAAGGAAGGTGTCCTAGGGACTCATCTCCATCTTCAGGTTGCGGAATGTTGTGACGGGTAACATTTGGGTCTTGATTTGAAGTCATTATCTATTAAATAGATTTAGTAATATAGTTCCTCTACCTCTCGGTCAAACCCATAGTCAATTACAATAGGACGTCCATCTGCTGTTATACCCATTTGATCAAAAGTTAAGTTACCGGCAATTAAACCTTGTTTTACAAGGTTAATAACGCCTGTTAAAAACTTGTTATTTTTGTAAGCCTCATATTGCTTGATTCTACTAGTCATCTTTTCTTTGCTTTGCGGAGTTAAGCCAGGACTTTGTAACATTTGAGTCCAAAACTCTTGAGTTTCTTCGAACCATGCCTCCGCGTTTGGGAAGTCACGAACCGGGAAGTCATCCAGAAGATTTTGCAACACATAATAATCGACACCAGTAACCGCCTCAAGCTCTTTGATATATCTAAACGGTTTAGCGATCTCGGAAATAACCCATGTCATGGTTGGAATATCGGCCGAGAATATTTTGGCTACAATTGGACCTGTCTTTGGATTTTTGAAAAACTTGTACTCTGTTTGATTTTGAGCAACGCCTCGTGTATTTTTGGCTATTTTCAAAACTTTGCTGGTTGAGATTGCAAAAACTTTCCTTGCGCTACCTTCGCCAATAAAAGGAAGAAACTTTTTGGCGTATACAAGTTTGTCCTGTACAGTTCCTAGTTTTTGAAACTGGTCAAGGTTAAATCCTCTTAGGGCACTCTCTTCTATCGTCTCAAGAATCAAGTGCTCGATGAGTTCTGAAAACTCCTTGTCAGACACCATAAATGTCCTCACTTGGAGGTGAAACTGAAGCAGCGGACTTGTAGTGCCCGCGATAAACATCATCCGAGAAGCCATAGTCCATGAGAACTATTCTGCCATCTCCGGATTTACCATAGTGACTTACAGAAGACGAGTTGTCGGACAAGTCCCAGTTCGCAAGGTCTCCTGGCAATAACCCCTTGGAAATAAGGACCAGCATCTTTCTTAGGAATGGATTATTCCTTGTGGCCCTGTAATCAAGCAGTCTTCTTTTGATTGCGTTAATTGCCTGTACGTTTCTTGGGTTAATATCCTCCAGCTTCATTTCCTGGTTTTCAATTAGGTCATCAAACATCTCATCTGGTGTTGTGTGATTTCCTCGTGACCACTCCTGTAAGAAATCCTTGAAGGCCGGAAATGAAATTCCAGCCAGTGACTCAAACTCTTGGAACCCAGACAAAGGTCTTACAATCTCGGAAATCAGCCACTTGTTGCCATCTCTGTCATAGTCATAAATTTTTGTTACAATGTCGGAGACTTCAGGCATTTGAGCAATTTTCAATTCCTGTTCATTCTGAGCAATGCCGGCGTCATTATAGGCTGCCTTCAAAACTTTCCCAGAAGAAAAGACCCACGTGTTTCTTGAAGACCCGTGACCTAGAAACTGAAGCTTTCCATTTGGGTATTCGTTTACTGTTACTAAATCTGGCAAAAATCTAAAGTGACCAAGGTCAAATTTACCCAGTCGAACAGCTTCGACAAGAAAAGCTTCTGTTATTTCTTCAATGATTTCCCTCAAGAAGCTCATGGTTATTCATCATCCTCGTCTCGATAAAAGGTACTTGTCTTTTTGTCTTTCGTTATGCCAATAACTCTTGGACCCTCTCCAAGAGCAACCTCTGCCATTTCATCTTTGAGACGATCTCTAACCTGACGTACATCCCCAGTGACACCCTCTGAAGTTTCTGCCAGTCCTCTTTGTTGCTCAAAGGTAATCTGTACCTCTGACTGCTCATAAGGCCCTTTCGAGTCCTTGTTTGGAACCAGGAAGTTCTTTGGGTCAAATTGTCCAAGACGAGACGCGTGGCCAAGAATCTTATAGCCAACCTCGTATTCCTCTTGACCAAAAATGTTCTTAATTGGAGTAAAAGAAACGATTTCAAAAGCTTGGTCTGCAAAAGTAAAGAAATCTCCCTCATACAAGGTTATATCCTTGTCAATCAGGTCTCGTGCCTGAACAAAGGCTTCCAGTTTGGCTGTTCTTTCGGTTCCAAAGGTGTTCATCTTCATTTCTGTTTCTGGAAAGTTAACCAGGGCTGGTAACCTAACTGGATTGTCGAAAATCTTTTTAACAGCCTCTTCGTAAATTGGATGAATTTTGGTTTTCAGAGTAGAAACAGGGTAATAGTTGATGGTTTGCCCAACAATATCCTTCATAAACTCCTTGGTAAGGTCGTTTATGTAGGCAATTTCTTTTGGAGTAACGAAAAGACGAGCCATGTACCTAAATAATCAGGCCATGAAGTGTTTTGCTCTTTCGATATATATCAAAGCCTTTTTTAGGAGAACTGCCGCCTGTTCGGCTTCTACTCCAAGGTTTTCATTTTGAATGTTTCTAATAACCTTGTCTATCTCGAAAGACACTGGAATTATGTTCTTTTCAAGCATGTCTCTCTTCTTGTAAAACTTAACAAGTTCCTCAGCAATTTCCTCTTTTGTCTTCTTTTTGTACCTGGAAATAAACCTAGATTTCATTTGTTTCCTTTCCTAAGCTCGTCTGGGTGAACTCTTCTGAGCACTTTTGCATATGATGCATAAAAAACAGAGGTTCCACTGTCTGAATTCAAGATTTTTATTTCACCCACTGGCTCTACTTCATAAACACTAGGATTTCCTCCTAAGGATTGCATAGCTCTGCCAGCATAAATCAAAGCCGACCTTGGATCTTTGGTAAAGAACACAACATCCAAGTTTTTCTTTCTTCCTTTTTCGCTGACTTTGTTAGTCTTGGAAGGTGGCAAAACTAGGTCACCTGGTTTTAGGTCGGTAGAACTTCCGTGAAAGAAAGAGGACATATTTTAAATAGACTTTGTCCAAGCCAAGTAGGACGGACGAACACCTAAAATCACCTCTTGAAGCTTCCAGGAATCAGATACTCCCACGTGTTTGGCAAAATCTCTAAGGTTATAGATATCAGAATACATGGTCATTCCATCCGGAGAAACCAGGTTTGCGCCCACGAACATCTTAGCTTTATTTTGTTTCTTCCCCGCAAACGTCTTGATTTCCCTAACAAGGGAAGCCTTAGCTTTGAGCTTTTCAAAGCTCTTTTCATGCTTCTTTGCATAAACCTCTGGAAGGCGACCTCTGGCAAGCCCTGTTAAGATTTTGTTGGTCTCCTCTGGTGTCTTTTGTTCCCACCGAACCTTTGTCTTGGTGCTCATGCTTTGTCTTTGAGCAAGACTATCTGGACCTGTCCATCTGACGCTAAGAGCCTTGGTCATGTGGTCTGGCTTTAGAGTTTCTTTTTGACGAGCCAAAATTAAAGCTCTCTTTTCGGGGTCTGCCCACTGAGCCTTGGCTTTCTCTGACAAAATATTGCTGGTTTCCTCGGGAGATTTGGAGTAACAAGTTCTTGGAAGAGAAGTAGATAATTTCTTGAAGTTATAGCAAGTTTTTTGGTTGTCATAGTGAACGTCAATCCAATGGTCTTCCCTGAGGTTTCTGCTCTGTTTTGTACTTCCTGGCATTACTTCCAGAACATGAAATTCAAAAGCAGATTCTCCGCACAGGTTGAAGTCTGCCTGGAGGAATTTGTTCAGGTGCCTGTTTGCCTTTAAAGACTTCACGTGGTCTCGCCATCTATCTTTAAAACACCAAGTTTGTCCTACATAAATTCTCCACTTCAAGGAGTTAAAGATTACATAAATACCGGGTTCGTTTGCCTGACCATTATAGTTGAACTGTTGTGCCATAAGAGTAAGTATAGCACAGAGGTGGGGTTTGTCTAATCTATCCCATTTTAATTACCCAGGCTGGCGGCATTGGTAACATCTGAAGTTGTTTCATGATATTTTCTGCTCGTTCTGCCTCAAGTTGTGCGAGATTGTTGTAACTGAGACTTTCAAGTTTAGCCCGAAGACCACCTTCACCATTTAGAAGTTTGTCTTTGTCTTCTCTTGCCTCAGTAACATACTCTTCGCCATCCAGATTTAGGTCTCCAGAAGGAATTGGAATATTCTTAACCTTTCTACGGATATAACCAACAGTCTCCTTGCAGAGAGCAAGAGTCATTTCGTAAATCCAGTACCTTGCCCAAGGGTTTAGTGAGTCATATGAAATAAGACCAAATGGAACGTTTGCTGGATTACTTACACCATATATTGTCGAGTCAGGGAACGTTTGGAAAACGTTTATGCTTCCACTTGGGGTTACAGAACTACTGAGACTGGACGTGATAAAGAGATCAGATGCTGGACTCATTGGATAGGAAAATCTTACCCAAACCTTGTCGTTTACACCAGAAATTATATTGTTTGGAACAGGGAAAATCCTGAGGTACCTTCCAGAAATTCTGTAGGAATAATGTGATCTTCTGACGCGAGAAGCCGCCTCTAGCATTCCAGCCCTAAGAACGTCCTCGTATAGTGGAAGAACATAAAATCTTGTATCTGGTACATAGCTTTCAACTGGCATACCACTGGCCACAAAGTTTGAGGCAAGGTTTGAGTTGAACACATACTGAACAGGGGCAAAGTGATATACTTCGTGAATCTTAAGCTTTCCACTGGTTCCAGATGGCATCAGGGAAGTCATTGGAGTTCCTGACTGGTCTTTCAGTTCTGTGTAAAGATTGTAATCTTGGCGCCCAGCATCAAGAGTTATTGAAGCCGAGTAGGAGTCCTGAGTACCTCCGTAACCAATCTCGGCAGCATATGGTTCTGCCTGTCTCACAAGGAACTCAAGCGTTGGTCTAATGTAAGCATTTGTGAGGTTAATCGAAGAAAAATTTGT